CATTACCAGTAAGTATAGCTTCGTTGATCTTGTGCATAATAGCTTCTGGGGCCATGGCACGAATATAGCTTTCAAGAGCAACGGCATCTTCAAGAAGTTCGTCAGTTGTTTTCACAAGAGCGGCTACTTTATGAAGTCTCCAGTTTGCTTGTCCAAAGCTGTGGTCAGAGCCAGTGATGGGTTGGCCTTCGGCGGTCCAGTAGGCTTGTACGCCACCTGTCCAAGGTTGGTTTTCATCAGTTGGAAGGCTAAGAGCGTTTCCACCGATAGGGAATTGTCGTGTACGACTAATAAGAGCTTCGTCTGAGCCCATTTTCTGAGCGATTTCTTCTCTCATTTCTTCTGGTACAAGAAATCCACCGTCTTCACCGTTCTTCTCATACATTGTATTTTGAAAACGCTTGTCGATGTCTCCGGCAGAGGCACGTTTAACGGCCATAAGGAAATCACCTGAGCTATCAAATCCGCCCAACTTGTCTTTCTTAGTTTTAGAAACAGTTACGGCACCATAAGCGTTGCTTGAAGCAGCGTTCTCAATTGGCTTAGTAGCTGTTTGACGCTTAGGAGCAGAAGCAGTTTGTTTCATTACTTCAATGCGCTCTTTAGCTTCAATGTTTTTCTTAAGCCCGCCGAACTCATCGTTAAGGGCATTTACTTCTTCTACTTGCTCGTCACTGAAACTTTCAATGTCTTGAAAATCTTCTAGCTTAGAAACGATTTCCGCAAGTCTCGCTTTCATTTGTTCCAAATTCATAACTTTTCTCCTATAAAATGGTTTTAGTTAAGCTACGCTACTTGCGAGCTAAAAACTCTTTAATATTATTTTTGAAGTCTTTGACCTTTTCACGGGCCATTGCATCTCGTGTTTTCATATTTGGTCTAGACTTAATCCAGTTAGCATTCTCGATTAAACTAGCGGCAACTCTCATCTGAGACTCATCATTGTCAGAAATTCTATCTGCAAATCCCATTTCAACTGCCTCTTCTGCATTAAGCCAAGTATCTTTCATGAGCATTCTAGAAATCTCTGCACTAGAAAGTCCAGTTTTTCTAGAATAAATTCCAGTCATCTGTGCTTCGATCTTATCCAGTACCTCGATCATGTCTTCCATTTCTCGGGCATTACCCATAACTCCTGACATAGGAGCGTGGACCATGAAGAAAGCTCCTTCGCCTATAATGACCTCGTCTCCGGCCAGTGCGATAATTGAAGCAATAGAAGCGGCCATGCCGTCTACATGTACAGTGACCTTGGCCTTATGTTGTCTTAGTCTTTCATAGATTGTGACGCCATCAAATACTGACCCGCCTGGAGAATTTATTCTTAAGTTGATCTTCTTAACTGACTCTGGAAGGGCCTTAAGCTCGTCCGAAAAAGACTTGGCCGACACTGAGTCTTCCCAGAAGTCATCCCCTACTGCGCCATATAAAAGTATGTCCGCCTCGGATTGTCTGGCCTCAATTTTAAACTCAGTTTTAGCTTTAGCTGTGTCAATTAATTTCATAAATAGTCTCCTAGCTAAAAGACTAGATATGAAAAAAGGAAATGTAAACTTTTTACATGCCTATAGGATGCGAATACCGCGATTTTCGTACACAGACTCGTTTTCTTCTTCTTGTATCCACCCGGCCAGGGCCATTAATGCTGAAACTATAGGGTCGATCTTAAGTCTATCGTGACTTTTTCTAGGGAAAACATTCCCGGCAGCGTCTTCTTTGCAAACCACATTACCTAAACACCACCTCAAAAGAGGACTTCCATTGTGATGGAACCTTCTCTGTCTGATAAGAGCGTCCAGCGTTTTAGTAGGCTCAGACAAGTTTGCCGTATTCATTCTAAACTCCACCATATTTATTCTATGATTGTTCTTTAAATTCTGGGCGAGTTGAGTAGCGTTCCAGGGGTCATAATGCGCTGCGATTAACTTAAATCTCCTGGCATCTTTGACTACAGTTTCTTCAATTTGTGGATAATGAATAGCTTCGCCTGGGGTCTTATGTAAGTAGCCTTTTTCTACACACTCTTCAAACAAAGTATTTGATATTTCTCTCAGTGTTTCTTCTGGAATATATGTGTCGTCAAACGCGTAGTAGTGCCATAGGCCATCTTCATGCATCTTTCTGAATAATTTGAAATTAGATGCCAAGTCAATTTTAGAGGCCAAGTCTAGTCCGATAAAACATTTCTGGCCTCTGAAATCTTCGATGTCTAAAGTAGTGTCCTCGCACAAGTCCCACTTTTGTTGAGAATAAAATGCGCTGGCCTCTGAAATCCAAACATTGAAATGCTTTACTTTTAAGTTGGCCAGGTCGCTCGGAGTTACTCTCGCCTTATTTACTTTCGCTTTAAAAGTCGTAGGGTCCACAGACTGGCCATAGTTAGGGTTGGCCTTAATCCATACATTCTCGTCAAACACATCGTCTTTGTCATCCAGAGTATAGACTAGTGAAAAGAACTGTTCGTCCCCTACCTCCCCAGTGGCCACCTTTTTTGCGTAACAAGACTGTGAATGCCCAATGGACTCTGTGTTAAACCCTGCCGTGGTAATACAAAGAAGGAGTGAGTCTCTTCGCTTACTCATACCCGAGGAAATAACTTCGAACACTTCTTTCTTCATTGCATGTAATTCGTCACATATACCGAGTGCGTCATTCAAACCGTCTAGTCCGTTCTGGTCAGAAGACAATGCTCTTATTTCTGAGAAAGAGGAAGTTTGTTCTATTTTGTGGGCCATCACTTCAATGCCTTTCTTTCGTTTAAAGGACTCATTCTTTCTGGCCATTTCTCTGGCAGAGTCTAAAACAATTCTGGCCTGTTCTTTTCTAGTGGCCAAACATGCCACTTTAGAGCCATTTCCATTAAAGGCACAAAAATAAAGTGCCGTTTGAGATGCCATGGCCGAGTTGTGCGTAGGGATATAAGAGTCAGATATTAAGTAACTACTGTCTTTTGAATCTACTTCAACGCAAAACATCTCCTCAAACTCTTCGGTTTCCTCGACATCGACAATATATCTCTTATCTACATACTTATAAGTTCCTTTGGACACTAGCTCTCTGTCCATAGGAGTGAAGTCTACTATGTAGTGTCTTTTATTATCCTCAGGTATGTTTTTCTCCACAAGAGTAGCTTTAAGACCTAAAGAGCAGGCCAATATTCTAACTTTACGTGCTATGTCAATATCGCTGGAATAGTAGCGGCAACTACTGTCTTTAAATATACTTCCTCCCGAGTCGATCAATCCTCTTAAAAGATCGAGTCTGTCCTTTTGAGGGATAAGCAGCCACTCTTCTTTAAACTTTCTCCCCTTTGACATATCGTTTCCAAGCCAATGGCCTACAAAATACGGAGATATTTTACTGTCTGTCCAGCTCCTACTTGCCGCCGTAGGAGAAGCATTTCCTACTGAGTGGTTAGTCTCTCCTCGCAATTTTAGACTTTCTTTTATATCTAAAGCACTGACTACAGATTCATAACCAGAGTGGGTAGGTTTCTTACCTCTTTGGTCTTTGTCGGAAGTAAACCATAAATGCCCGGAGCTGCATTTAACTACAGTGTTGTCCGAAAACTTGACCTTGTAGACTTTATATTTCTGTACAGGAGTTTTCCCAATTACTTTACACACTGAGCCATCTCTAGCATATAGTTCTGAGCCGACTTCTATATCTCTCCATTCTTTAATCCCTTGAGGTGTAGGAACTATTTCATCGAGAGGGTGGGCCTTACCATTCCCTCTTGCAATTTCAATATGTGCTGTACGATACTTCCTAAATCCAGTCTCGTGAGACATCCACCCCATGATGTTCATGAAACAAAAGTTTTGCCAAGGATAGTATTTAATATTAGGAGTATCCCACTCGCCAATAACATGGTGGAACTTTTGGACAACTCTTAAAAAGTGTTCGGCCGCATCTGCATCAAACCAATACAGAGGGAACTCTTCGTCCTGGAACTTTTGTATGTCAGACAAGTAACGACTGCATGCGCCAATAACATATTTACACGCTGTGATTTTACCGCTAACTACATCTAGGGCATACTCGTGTCCGTCGTAGCAGAAGGGGTGTATATGTATGTCAAAGGGATTATTTTTGAGTAGAGTCATTCTACATGAGTAGCAAGCGGCTATCAATTCAGCAAGTGGAATCTAAACTGAAAGTTTTATTTCCTGAGCTCAGTTTTCCTTATGTGACATTCTCTCGGCATTGAAATACCGAGCATCCTGAGATGCTAGAGATTCCTGCTTCATAGAATTGATCAAGTCCTGTTTTTGTCTCATATGATATTAATAACAATATCTTAGAACTTAAAAAAAGAAAAATTATTACTTAACAATACGTGTCTAAAATCATATACTTACAGCTCATATGGCAATGGAGAGAAAAATATGCAAGAGCAAGGATGCCCCCAAAACATAATTCTTAGCACTGAGAAAGTAAAATCAATTTCTAGAAAATCCCAAGTAAGAGAAACCCTCGACACCAAATACCTTCTCTGGAAAGGAGATGTTGAAACCTACTTAGATGCACTGCCGAATGAAGAAATTTTTGACCTCGTTGTAACCTCCCCTCCATATAATATAGGAAAATTATATGAGACAAAAACAGGACTTGATCAATACCTTGAATGGCAAGAAAGAATTATTGATAAAATAATTCCGAGGTTAAAAACAGGAGGTAGTATCTGTTGGCAAGTTGGTAACTTTGTAGATAAGGGAGAGATACTCCCTCTTGATATCGAGTTTCATCCTATATTTAAGAAAGCAGGGTTAAAACTACGAAATAGAATCATTTGGAAGTTCGGTCATGGACTTCACTGTAAGAAGAGATTTAGTGGGAGGTACGAAGTTGTCATGTGGTATACGAAGGGTGACAATTATACTTTTAACTTAGACCCAATACGTGTTCCTTCAAAATATCCCGGTAAAAAACACTTCAAGGGACCAAATGCAGGAAAACTATCAGGGAATCCTTTGGGGAAAAACCCCGAAGATGTTTGGGATATTCCAAATGTAAAAAGTAATCATATTGAAAAAACAGATCATCCTTGTCAGTACCCGGTTGGTTTAATTCAACGTCTTGTTCTAGGACTGACTACTCAAGGTGATATAGTTTTCGATCCTTTCTCTGGGGTTGGATCAGCCGGTGTTGCCTCTGCAATTGAGGGCAGACGATATGTCGGTTGTGAACTTGATAAAAATTATCATAAGATTGCAAAGAAAAGAATTACTGAAACACTCTCTGGTAATGCCAAGATTAGGCCTCATGATAAGCCTATCTATGATCACACAAAATCAAATCTTTCTAAAATAAAACAGACTCGATAGATTTGTCGTGACATTCTCTCGGCATTGAAATACCGAGCATTCCCGCGGTTTATCGTAACTTTCTGGCACACTTGATTAGTGCTACTTTTATTACCAGGAACTATGTGTGATCATTTTGGTATGAAAAAAACTAAGAACCAAAGCCCTTCTGAGCATCAAGAGCAATCTACATTCGTAAACTGGATGAGAATACAACACCCTTCGGTAAGATTCGCCGCAATCCCGAATGGCACCAGGACAACGATAGGCGCTGCGGTTAAGGCGAAAAAAGAGGGAGTCAGCAAAGGCTTCCCTGATTTATTTATTCCGTTATGGGCGCTATTCATTGAGTTTAAGCGCCAAAAAGGCGGCGTTGTTTCTAAGGAACAAGAGTCCTGGATGATTCACCTAGAAAGCTTGGGTTATACATGTAAAGTCGCTAGAGGTTTCGAGGACGCTGTAAGTATAATCAAAGAACACCTTCGTTTAGATGAATCCACTTCTCGCGAAAAAGATCGTACGCCCAGCCATTCCTGATAAGCCACTTTTCAACATTGATATATTTCCTTGCAAACCTAGACAGGCCCAGCTGGTGAACCTCGTTGTGGTGGGGTAAGTCGAGCGGCATCAAATTCCATGGCTCATCAACCCCACCAGCCTTTCT